ATTTGGCTGAGATCATTGCCAGCGCCCGCGCCCGGGTGGCTGCGGTTCAATGAGCGTCGCCAAGCCAGCGATTGAGTTTGACGGCCCCGCCAATTGGCACTGCATGGGCGTGCAATACGCCGTCCTCACGCATGCTGGGGTGAAGCCGCAAGGCGAAGAGTATGCGAGTTTCTGCGCGTCGTCGGACGAAGCGTGGGCCGCGTTTGAGCCATTGCTCGCAGTCTATACCGCAGACTGCGAGCAGATCGCGTGGCGTCATCGGCCTGAATGCTGCGATCAGGACGGAAAGTTCGTCATCTACAGCCGGCTTGCGCGATTCCCGCAGGATCTGCCACGTGGCTAGCCAGCCCTTCCCCCTCCTCGACCTGGCGAACGACATCGCCGGTTTCACGCACGACCCGCTCGGTCATGCGATGTACGCCTATCCATGGGGGTCAGGCGCGCTCGCTGGCGTCGAGGGGCCGCGTGAGTGGCAGGTAGACGTCATGGAGGACATCCGCGAGCATCTGGAGAACCCGGAAACGCGCCACACGCCATGCCGGATCGCGAGAGCATCGGGCCATGGCATCGGCAAGTCGGCGCTGATCGCGATGCTGGCCAAGTGGGCGCTCGACACCTGCGATGACACCAAGGTCGTGTTGACGGCCAACACCGAGCCGCAGCTTCGCACCAAGACGATGCCCGAGATCACCAAGTGGGCGAACCTCGCGATCACGTCGGATTGGTTCAAGGTCACCGCGCAGGCTGTCGCGTCCACCACGCAGGGGCACGACAAGCTGTGGCGCCTGGATGCCGTCACGTGGTCGAAGGACAACACCGAGGCGTTCGCGGGCCTACACAATCAGGGCAAGCGCATCGTCATCATCTACGACGAAGCATCCGGCATCGACGACAAGGTGTGGGAGGTCACGCTCGGCGCGCTGACCGACGAGCACACCGAAATCATCTGGATCGTGTTCGGCAACCCGACCAAGAACACGGGCGCATTCCGCGAGTGCTTCGGCAAGCATCGGCACCTGTGGAAGTCGGCGCAGATCGATTCACGCACCGTCGAGGGCACGAACAAGGCCTATCTCGATGAGATCGTGGCCACGTACGGCGAAGACAGCGACATCACCAAGGTGCGCGTCCGCGGCATGTTCCCGTCGACGAGTTCGATGCAGTTCATCTCGTCTGGGCTGGTGGAGGATGCACGCAAGCGTGTGGTCGTGACCGATCCCGCAGAGCCGCTGGTGATGGGTGTCGACGTCGCTCGCTTCGGCGATGATAGCTCGACGATCTACTATCGCCGCGGTCGCGATGCTCGGTCCATCCCGCCCGAGCGCTTCCATGGCCTCGATACGATGACCCTGGCCGCCAAGGTCGCCGAACGGCAGCGTATCCACAAGGCCGACATGGTATGCATCGACGGAGGCGGCATCGGCGCCGGTGTCGTCGATCGCTGCATTCAGATGAACCTGCCCGTCGCTGAGGTGCAGTTCGGCGGCAAGCCCCTGGGCCATGTCGTGCTCGGCGCTGGCGTGAAGGTGCTCAATCGCCGCGCGGAGATGTGGGCGATCATGCGCGAGTGGCTGCCCGGCGCCGCAATCCCTGATGACCAGGTGCTCACCGACGACCTGATCGGTGTCGAGTACGGCTTCAACGCCAAGGATGAGATCGTCCTTGAGGCCAAGGAGCACATGAAGAAGCGCGGCCTCGCCTCACCCGACGACGGTGACGGCCTCGCGCTGACGTTCGCCGTGCCAGTGCTGCCGAGCCACTATGAAGACGAGAACGACGATTGGCGCGCGGCTGACCGCGGCATCACTGGATACTGATATGGCAACCGCACCACTCATCGCTGACGACATCGACCACGAGGACGAGGAAGTCGTCGAGGCCGCTAAGATCACCATTGCGGAGATCCTGAGCGGCGACAATCTCGTCAACCTGCTCGACGAGGCGGCCATCAACCGCATCGGTCAGGAGGTCCTGCGTGATTACGAGATCGACTATTCGACGCTGACCAATGGCGGTGATGATGGTCAGGAGGAAGGCTGGCTCGACCGTTACAAGCGCTGGCTGCGGATTGCCCTGCAGGTCCGCAAGTCCAAGACGACACCGTGGCCCGGTGCCTCGAACATCAAGTATCCGCTTCTGACCGTCGCGAGCATCCAGTTCCAGGCGCGCGCATATCCCGCGATCGTCGATGGTTCGAACCTCGTGAAGGGCCGCGTGCTCGGTCCCGATCCAGATGGCGAGAAGCGTGAGCGGGCCGACCGCATCGGCCAGCACATGACCTGGCAGCTGCTCTACAAGATGACGGACTGGGAGGAGCAGACCGACAAGCTGCTGCTGATGCTACCCATCACCGGCACCGTGATCCGCAAGACGTATTTCGACCCCATCTCGGGCACCAACTGCTCCGACATGATCCCGGCTAGCGACTTCATCGCCAATTACTGGACCAAGTCGCTCGATAGCGCGCCGCGGTACACGCATGTGCTGCACCTGTACCCGTACGAGGCGCAGGAGCGTGTCTCTGCCGGCCTGTGGCGTGACGTGCGCATCGACGCGCAGGACAGCGAGGATACTGACGCGCTCGTCGATTTCTACGAGCAGCACCGCATGATCGACCTCGATGAGGACGGAGTGCCGGAGCACTACGTCGTCACGACCACAACCGAGGGCGAGGTGGCGCGCATCGTGCCGTGCTTCGACCTGTCGGACGTGTATGTGCGCGTCGGCAAGCAGGTGAAGCGCTCGACGGACCTGACCGAAGATGAGCTTCAGCTTCCGGATCACCCGATCGTGCGTGTCGAGCGCCAGCAGTATTTCACCAAGTACGGCTTCATCCCGTCGCCCGATGGATCGTTCTATGACATCGGCTTCGGGTCGCTGCTGGAGGACATCGGCGCGGGCATCGACACGCTGCAGAACCAGATGATCGATGCGGCGACGCTGCAGAACGCAGGTGGCGGCTTCATCGGTGCCGGCGTCAACATCAAGTCGGGCAATCTCCGCTTCGGCATCGGCGAATGGAAGCGCGTCGACGCCGGATCAAGCCCGCTCAGGGACAACATCATCCCGATGCCGGCGGAAGGCCCGAGTCAAGTTTCAATGGCCCTGCTCGAATGGCTCGTGAATGCCGCTCAGCAGATCACCAGCTCGTCGGACGCGCTCACGGGTGGGTCGCCCGGCACCGAGCAGCCCACGACGCTCCTCGCTCGCATCGAGCAGGCGCAGAAGGTCATGAGCGGCATCTTCAAGCGCATCCACCGCGCGTTCGGCAAGGAATTGAAGATCCTGCGCCGGCTGAACCGGGATTTCCTCGACGAAGAGGAATATTTCCAGCTCAACGACGAGAACAAGCCCGAGGAAACTGGCCCTGATGGCCAGCCGGTGCAGCAGCAGCCGGAGAAGATCGGGCGCGCCGACTATCAGGATGCTGACCTCGACGTCATCCCCGTGTCGGACCCGACCATCGTCTCCGATGTGCAGAAGATGGCCAAGGCTCAGGCGATTATGACCGAGAAGGGCAACCCGCTGGTCAATCAGGTCGAGCTTCTGCGCCGCTATTTCGATGCGCTCGGCGTGCCGGACATCAAGGCGCTGCTCACCGTGCCCAAGGCGCCAAACCCCGACCTGCTGATCGAGGCGATGAAGCAGAAGCTCGAGAAGGCGAAAGTCGATAACGCGACCCTCACCGCGAAATCCAACGCGGCCAAGGTGCTCAGCGACGCTGCGACCAACCTCTACGCGCTGGGGCTGACCCAGGACGCGGCAATCGTCGCCGGCATGGCGACAGAACTAGGATCTGACGATGAGCAACCCGCTGGCGGACCCGGAAACGTTCCAGGCATGGAAGGACAGCCCCCTGACGCGGGCGTTCCTGGACTTCCTGAAGCTGCGCCAGACGCAGTTGATGGAGGCATGGGCCCGGGGCCTGCCGATGACGCCGGAGGAGCAATCGGCGGCGGTGCTGTTGGGGCAGTTGGCGGCCCTGTCGCATAATGACGTGCTCGAAACCCTCGGAATCGAAGTGAAGGAGGCCGCAAATGGCGACGCAGATTAACACGGGGAATAGCT